AAAAAGATGAAGTTGAAGGAATTGAAGAGTAATATTGTAGAACCTGTTATAATACAGATTAATGACTAAAACATTGTTGGTTGATGGTAATAATCTTTTCAAGATTGGACTTCACGGGATAAAAGATTACTACCATAATGGTAGACACATAGGGGCTATTTGGCATTTTGTTAACACTTTAAGAAAGTTTATTGAAGAACAAAACTTTGATAAAGTTGTTGTAGTGTGGGATGGTAACGAAAACTCGTTGGCAAGAAAAATTCTTTATCCTCAATATAAAGAAAATAGACGAGTAGAAGAAAACTTTCAAAAAGAAGAATCTGCTGACTATCAAAAACAAAGGATAAAACAATACCTTGAAGAAACTTTTGTTAGACAAATTGAATCAGAAAGAAACGAAGCGGATGATTTAATTGCTTATTATTGTCAAATATCTTCTAATGAAGATAAGGTCATTTTTTCTTCAGATAAAGACCTTACACAGCTTATCTCTGATAAAGTGTCTGTCTACTCACCTTCGGCTAAGAAGCTCTATAAGAATGGAGATAAGATTAAATTATACGAATATGAGATACCACACGATAATATAAAAACCTATAAAATATTATCTGGTGATAAATCAGATAATATTGATGGGATATATTATTTGGGTGAAAAAACTTTAGTAAAGTTATTTCCTGAAATACTTGAAAAACAAATATCTTTCACCGATATTTTATCAAAAGCGGAAGACCTTTTAAAAGAGGACAAAGAAAACAAAGTATTAAAAAATTTACTTACAGGTAAAACAAAGAGTGGAATATATGGTAATGAATTTTTTCAGGTTAATGAAAAAATCGTTGATTTGTCAAACCCTATAATAACAGAAGATGGAAAAAAAATAGTAGAACTTTATTGTAACGAAACATTAGACCCTGATGGTCGTGGGTATAGAAATTTAATTAAACTAATGATGGATGATGGTTTCTTTAAATTTCTCCCTAAAGGTGACGACGCTTGGGTAAACTTTATAAAACCATTTTTAAAACTAACTAGAAAAGAAAAGAAAAAATTTAAAAAAAACTAATTTTATGAACAACGAAATGACAAAGCTTGAATTTTTGATGATGGTAAACGACAACATCATTGTACAGAGGTTTTTTAATGTTAGGGATTATAATCCTGATGCTAAAAACTCAACTGAATTGTATGAGTATATTCTTTATTTGAAGGATACTTTGGAGTATGAACTTAAGATGAAAACAGTATCTTATATGTTGGACAATTCTTATGAGATTAGTTCAAATCCTTCAGTCCTTGAAACCTCAAATACTGAAGGTCCAGAACATTTTACCATCTTTATTAAAAATAATGATATGACAATTTGTCAGAGAAGGTTTGACGCGAAAGTATACCCGCCTAAAATAAGATACACCGTAGATATACGCCCGCACATAAAAAGTGTACTTTCGGAATTAACTGACATTTTTTCATCCAAAAATTTAAGTTATGAGTTCGCTGGAACTTCAACCAAGGTAGAGTATTTATCGTAATAAGAGAGAAAAAAGTATGGCGTCTAATAAAAATTTTGAGTACTTAGGAAACACATTTCAGATTCAATTATTGAATCAAATCATCGTTGATAAAGAATTTGGTCGTTCAATTATACAAGTTTTGGAGTCAAATTATTTTGACAACAAATACTTCAAGTTGATTCTTCAGATGATTAAAGAATACTTCGCAAAGTACGACCACGTTCCTACTTTTGAAACTTTAGAACAGATAACAAAATCTGAAATTCAACAAGAATTAGCGGCTAAAATCGTCCTTGATACCATTGTTAAAATCAAGGACGTAACCCACGAAGGTTCACAATTTGTTCAAGAAAAGGCTATGAAGTTCTGTAAACAACAAGAACTTCAAAAAGCCATTTCAAAAGCACAAAAAGTTATTGATGGTGGTGAATTTGAAAACTATGACCAACTTGAAGAATTGGTTAGGGAGGCACTACAAATTGGTGAGAGAGAAGATGGGATGGCTGACGTGTTTTTCAATTTAGATGATGTGTTAAATGATGATTATAGACATCCAATACCTATGGGAATTCCTGGTATTGACAGGTTACTTAAAGGTGGATTGGCTAAAGGTGAAATTGGTGTTGTTCTAGCACCAACAGGAGTTGGTAAAAGTACGATTCTTACAAAAATCTGTAATCACGCGTTCAATCTTGGATACAATGTTCTTCAAATCTTTTTTGAAGATAACCCAAAGATTATTCAAAGAAAACACATTACTTTGTGGACTAAAATTCATCCTGATGAGTTATCAAATAAGAAAGCAGAAGTATTGGAGCAAGTTGTTAAAATCAAAGAAACAATGGATAATAGATTGATTTTAAAGAAACTTCCATCAGATACTTTGACAATGAATCAAATCAAAAATCAAGTTAGGAAATTGATAGCGGATGGTATCAAAGTTGATATGATTCTTTTGGATTATATTGATTGTGTTGTTCCTGACAAAAATCTTGGTGATGAGTGGAAATCAGAAGGTTCTGTAATGAGAGGTTTTGAGGCAATGTGTCACGAGTTGAATATTGTTGGTTGGACCGCAACACAAGGTAATAGAAGTTCTATTTCATCTGAAGTTGTAACAACAGACCAAATGGGTGGTTCAATTAAAAAAGCACAGGTAGGTCACGTTATTATCAGTATAGCAAAAACTTTACAACAAAAAGAAATGAAATTGGCGACAATAGCAATAACAAAGTCACGTATTGGTGATGATGGTGTTGTTTTTGAAAATTGTAAGTTTGACAATGCTATGTTGGAAATAGATACAGAATCTTCGGTAACCTTTTTGGGTCTTGAGGAAAAAACTGAAGAAAAAAATCGTCAGAGGATTAAAGACCTTATGGACAAAAGAAAACAAAAAAGTAATAATAATTAAATAAAAAGATTAATAATTTAAAAGAATGGACGCATCACAAAAGATATTGTCAGACATAACCGTTTATATGAAATATGCAAAGTTTCTACCTGAACTTAATAGGAGAGAAACTTGGGAAGAACTGGTTACAAGAAATATGAATATGCATATTAAGAAATACCCTTCATTGGGTTCAGAGATTTTGGAAGCCTATAAATTGGTATATGAAAAAAAAGTATTACCATCTATGAGGTCAATGCAATTTGGTGGTAAACCGATTGAAATGAGTCCTAATAGGATTTATAATTGTGCTTACCTTCCTATTGACCACCCTGACGCTTTCTCTGAAACAATGTTTCTTTTATTGGGTGGAACAGGTGTAGGTTATTCAGTTCAACAACATCACGTTGACAGATTACCCGAAGTAAGAAAACCAAATCCAAACAGAAAAAGAAGATTTTTGATTGGTGATTCAATTGAAGGTTGGTCGGACGCTATTAAGAACCTATTCAAATCTTATTTTGGTGAACAACTTTCAACACCTGATTTTGATTTTTCTGATATCAGACCAAAAGGTGCACAACTTGTAACTTCAGGTGGAAAAGCTCCAGGTCCTCAACCACTTAAAGATTGTATTCACAATGTTACAAAGATATTAAATGCGAAAGAAGATGGTGAAAAATTAACTCCTATTGAAGTTCACGATATTGTTTGTCATATTGCAGATGCGGTATTGGCGGGTGGTATCAGGAGAGCCGCTCTTATATCATTATTCAGTGCGGATGATAATGAAATGATTGCGGCTAAATCAGGAAGTTGGTGGGAAACAAACCCACAAAGAGGTAGAGCAAATAATTCAGCGGTTCTTGTTCGTCACAGAATTACAAAAGATTTCTTCTTGGATTTATGGAAAAGAGTTGAAGCATCAGGGGCAGGTGAGCCAGGAATTTATTTTACAAATGATAAAGATTGGGGTACTAATCCTTGTTGTGAAATCGCTTTAAAACCAAATCAGTTCTGTAATCTTTGTGAAGTGAATGTGTCAGATATTCAATCACAAGAAGATTTAAATTACAGAGTTAAAGTTGCGGCATTCATTGGAACATTACAGGCGGGTTATACAAATTTCCATTACTTGAGAGATGTATGGAAAAGAACTACAGAAAAAGAAGCACTTATTGGTGTTAGTATGACAGGTATTGGTTCAGGGACAGTTCTTGGATACAATATGAAAGAAGCTGCTAAAATTGTAAAAGAAGAAAATGAAAGGGTCGCTAACCTTATCGGAATTAATAAAGCTGCTCGTACAACCACAGTAAAACCTGCGGGAACAACCTCACTTACTTTGGGTACATCATCAGGTATTCACGCTTGGCATAATGATTATTACGTTAGAAGAATTCGTGTGGGTAAGAATGAAGCAATTTACACTTATTTGGCGATAAATCATCCTGAACTGGTTGAAGATGAATATTTCAGACCTCACGATACTGCAGTTATTTCAGTTCCACAAAAAGCACCTGAAGGGGCTATCTTGAGAACAGAAAGTCCATTCAACCTATTGGAAAGAATTAAAAAAGTTACCCAAGAATGGGTAAGACCTGGACATAGAAGTGGTTCAAACTCACATAATGTATCTGCAACTGTATCTTTGAAACCTGAAGAATGGGAATTAGCCGGTGAATGGATGTGGGATAATAGAGAATACTACAATGGACTATCCGTCCTCCCATTTGATGGTGGAAATTACGTCCAAGCCCCTTTTACCGATTGTACAAAAGAAGAATATGAAAATTTAATGAAAACCTTGGTAGATGTTGATTTGAAAAAAGTAGTAGAATTAACTGATAACACTAACTTAAGTGGTGAACTGGCTTGTGCTGGTGGTTCTTGTGAAATCAAATGATGAGTAAAGATTGGATATTACAACAGTATATTAAAGAAAATCATATTGAAAACGGTAAAGTTGTGATGAGTGAGGAGTATTTAAAGAAGAGGAAGATGTGTTGTGGTAATGGATGTAGAAATTGTCCCTTTTGGCCTGAGCATCAAAAAGGAAATACAATTCTGAAAAAAGGATTGGAATAATAATTAATCCCGACCAAAAATCGGGATTTTTTATTTTTATGGTATTTATTGAAAAAGTTGACACATTATATTTATTGATATGGCAGAAGGAAAAACATATGGTATTAATTTTCCATTTCAGGATTCATTAAAAGGAAATTATTTATCTCTTTCAGAAAACAACGACCAAGAAATTAGGTCAAGCTTAATACATTTATTATTAACAAGAAAGGGAACAAGATATTATTTACCTGATTTTGGAACAAGATTATATGAATATATTTTTGAACAGAATGATTTGATAACTTTTAACTTAATTGAAGATGAAATTAGAATTACAGTAAAAAAATATATACCAAATCTTGATATCAATTC